TCTTGAAATGTAGTGTTAAGTTTTTCAAGAACTGCATCTAAATCTCTAACTAAAGATTGTGCTACATCTTCTTCATACTCTGAACTTGCTCTTGTTAATGTTTGTACTATTTTAGCCATTATATTCCCAACATATTTTTTAACACATTATATCTATTTTGCTCTGCATCACTAATATTTCCTGATTGTAGTTTTTGTAATAATAATATATACTCATCATAATTAGCTGCTTGATTTTCTATTGATGCTAATCCTTGGCCGTCACCACCATTACCACCGTTATTAGTCGTATTATTTTTTGATGTTGATGTTGATGTTGATTTAGATTTAGATTTAGATTTGTTATTTCCGCTAAACATATTTGCTAGTGGGTTTTCAAAACCAAATTGATCTGCTATCGATGTTACTGTTTCTAAACCTTTTTTTGCTCTCTTACCTAAATTAACAGCTGTGGCTATTGTTTTTCCTGTTTTTCCAAATAAACCAAGAGGCCCTGCTGCTATTAAAGCTATATCTAATAAACTAGGTCCTTTTTTTTGTGTAGATGTAAAACTAGCTCCTCCAGTATAAGGACTAAATTTTGTCCCTGTTTTTGCTGCTTCAATTGCATTGTTGTGATTTAAAGTTTGTACAAAATCTCTCGCAGCAGATTTCATTTCAGCACCAGTGACTACAGATGTTTTTGAAGTTCCTGAATCTGTGTGAGGATTATGTCTTGTAGTTTCTGGTCTATCACTACCTTGATTATTGTTATTATTTCCACCACCCATAGCAGCACTTTGATCTTGATTAGATTGATTACCCATGTCCATTCCACCACCTCGAAAACCAACTCTTTCAACTAGTTTACCTAGTGCATACATCTGTCTAGCTTGTTGTAATCTTGTAATTGACATTATCGTCTTCCTCCAGTTTGTATATCTAATCTAAAAGTACCCAATTTCCAATTAGTATCTACTGCAGTATTAGATATAGTCAATGCTATTGATCTAGCTCTAGCTCGTGTGTCTACTTTTGTTGTACCAGAAGTTATTGTAAAAGGACCTAACGATGAACTAGCTGATGTTTCATTAGGGTAATCTCTTAAATCTAATTGTATAATAGTGTTCCCTGCTTGAGTAATAAAGTCAGGTATAATTCTACTAACTCTCATAATATTTTCACCATCACCTCTAAGATCACCTAAATTAGTAGCTGCTCCTCTGATTACTTTTTGTGTAATATCATAATCACCAGAAGTAATATTAGCTGGAATTGCTGATGTAACTCCTAATCTTACTTGATTAACTCCTATTTCATGTTCATAGTAATATGAAATTCCTTCAGTATTACCAACTACATCAAAAGAATCATCTGTTCCAGCATCGTATTGAGTTCCATGTGGTAATCCAAATACAGCAGAATCAACCCATGTAGTTCTAATAAACAAAGGACTTGCGTTTACAAACCATATAGGTCTTTTAGAAGTTGAATCTAAATAACTATAGGTAACTGACTGTGTATTTACATTTGAACCAGACTCTGGATAAAACCATGTAACCTCTCCAAACAAGTTATTAATACCTGCATAAACCATTTGATTAGATGTTGTATTTAAATTGTCATAAACGTAGTCTTCAACTAAACAGTCCATAGATTCTAGCTTACCTGTGTATCTAAAAAAACCATTATCAGACATCCAGTACGCAGCACCATCAACTTCAACAGCTGCATTCTTACCTATTAGTCCACAGTTAGTTCCAACTTGTTCAAAAGCAAACGTAAAAGGAGTTCCAACAAATCTCATAGTAAATAAAGCCGTATCAGTCCAAACATATAATGCATTTCTACCAAGTTTAGCACCCATGATCCGTGATCCGGCGGCCAGTCTTTGTGTACCAGCACTATTTTCAGCTGTAGGTGTGTAGTCGTTAATATTTTCTTGAGACGAAAATCTTATAAACATATCATCTTGTGTGGTTTTATTTCCAATAGTTGTTTCTGTTCCAAAAAATACTAAGTGACGATCGGGTGTAGATACTAACATGTCCCTAGATGCAGTTGGTGCACCTGATATAATAGTTGCTCTTGTTGTTACAGCATTAGTTAAATCTGAATTCCATTCAAAACATTCTCCATTAAATATTAAAGCAATAGCAGTGCTTCCTAAATTATCTATAGACCACATACCGGGTTCTGCAACTTTATCGGTAGTAGATGCTGCTGATCCCCATCCAGAAAAACCACTGTGATTAGTAACAGTTGCGCCAGTGCTGTGAGCAGCTCTGGTTGTTCCTCTAACGGCCCTAGTAATTCCAGTAAAACTTGTAGAAGTAATTCCTGTGTAAGATATTTCTTCGGTTCCTACTTGTATAATATTTGTTCCTGCACTTGGAAACCCTGTTGTGCTGGCCACGTTAATTGTAGTTCCGGTTCCTCCGGTTCCAGCAGCATCATCATTTAAACCACCATTTAATGTAGTTGTTTGTGGGTTTGTAACTGTACCACCCCACTGTGATATACCATAACCAAAGACTCCAACCTGATCAGGAGGTCCTACGTGATAGTATTGAAAATAAGTTATACCTCCAGAAGTTGTTGCTCCCGCTCCTCCTTCGTTTCCAGGCATTGTAATAGTTAATTCTGTTCCTGATATAACACTAGTAACCATAAATTTTTTATCACAAAAATCTGCAGCACCAAAATTAGAACCTGTAATTGCACTAAATGTAGAAGTATCTCCAAACAAAATTATATCACCCGTCTCAAAATTATGTGCTGATGAAAAAGAAATAGTTACAATAGGTGATCCGTTAGAGGTGCTGAATGCATTTGTAATAGCTGTGCCTGATGGATTAGTTAAAGGATGTATATCATAATACACATCTCCTGTGTAGGCATACAAAATTCTATTAGTTCCTATAAGAGAGTATTTAATACCTTCTTTATTAACCATGTGATGCAAACCTCTAGCTGCACCTGTTAATTTACTGTCTCCTAATTGAGACCAACCACCTATTTTTTCTGGAGTACCATACCTAAAACGTACATTTTCACCACCTGTCCATTGCGATTCAGCTCCGGTAGCAGTTACTTGTTTATTAAATCCTGGTAAAAATCCTAATTTTTGTAACATAGTTTTTCCACTATATTATGTTATTTCTTTTAAATCTAGACTAAATTACAGTTCGACCCAAGCTTCTGTGCCAGAATTCCATTCATGTGATTTTGTATTTGCAGATTCTTGTGAGGCTTTCCAACCTTTTGTATTATCTGCTTGATAAGCTTCGTCATCCCACCACATTAAATATCTTAATGTATCTGGTTCTGTACCTGTTACATTTCCATTTTCATCAACCATATCTTGACCTGCTAAAGGATTTACATAGGTTTCAATTGTAGGTCTTGGTATAGGAGCAGTCCATTCATCTTGGTTATTTAAATACCAAGACGCAAAAGGTTGGCTTGGAATAAACTTATCTGCTGTTTCTAAATATACAGATTTTTTACCAGCATAGTAGCCTCTAAAATTTTCATTATAAGAAGTTTGTTTCCAAACATTTTCATTTTCTGGATACATGTGTTTAAACATATTTGCTACATATGTCTCACCATCTACATGCATATCATTATCACCTAATGGACCATTAGAAGTTTGTATATCATTTCCTGCTACAATTACTTCTTGAACTGTCCATTCAAGTTCATTTGTAAAAGGATTGGGTTGCTGTTTAATTCTTGCAAAATGTGCCATAACATTGTCCTTATATACTATAATACAATTATAGTAAATTAGTTTTTATCTTTTCTAAAATAATCAGGTAATCCTAACATAGGTCTACCATCAAATTTATTTGTGTTCTTACCTTTTTTTTCATTATAATGCAAGAAAACTTGTCCACAATCATTACCTTTAAATTCATCTCGCCAATGCTCCAATTCACATCCTGAATATAATAATATATCTCCTGGTTTTAAATTTATTTCTACACCTTTATTTCCAAGTGAATTATACCCTATTTTATTATATGTCCCTTTTCCTTTAGGGTCTAAATATATAGGCCATGGGTTTCCTCCTAAATTCAAAGTAGCAGAAACCTTACATTCATTTCTATCGATATGTCTTCTTAAAACATCTCCATTTTTATAAAGTCTTGCATATGAATAAGTAGAAACTAATTTTAATTTAGTTGCTTTTTCTACTTGAGGTTTAATATCTTGAAGTAATGTTTCAAAAGCTATGTCTGAATATATTGAATATGTTCCTGATACTTGTGGGTCATCCCAATACCCATGCATATTTTCACTTTGACTTATATATTTTTCATTCATTAAAGTGTAGATCACGTATCTTTTATTTACAAAATAATCAAAAAGAAATTTACATAATTTCTTATCTATTATATTTTTTACAATCATGTATTTATTTTTTTTAAACGACATTTATTCCTCCAGTTCTTTGTTAAAAAAATTTAAATTTATTACTATTCTTGTTTTCGTATCAGTAGAAGTAACACTACAATGAGGTAACCTGCCATCAAATAATATTAATCTGTTTGCTTTACAATATACGCTTTTTTTATTTTTTTTAAAGATAGTCCTACCATTATTAGAATTTATATAATAAATAGCCGACCACCATTTATATTTCCAATTATAATCTGTATGATAAGTGTGCACAATTGGTGTATCTGTTTTTAATAATAAATTAGCTTTTACTCGAGCTATGGCAGTAACTTCTAATTTATGAAGTAAGGGTTCTACTAAATTAAAAAAATTAGAGTAAACAACTTTATCATAAAAACTATGACCAAATTGAAAATGTTCTTTGTTATCATTTTTAGTATTTACATGATTATGATAATACCAAGGAAAATCATCTCCGGTCATAGTATAAAAAAGTTTTTCAAAATCTTCTTTATTTAAAAAATTGTCAAAAATTTTAATGTTACTCATAATTAAAATCCATAACTATAGAATATCTCGGGTTTTTATTACCTAAAATTTTAGGCATATTAGTAATGCTATGAATTACTTCTCCATTAAATATTAACAAAGAATTTTCTTTAGCTTCAATAATAATATCATTATCTAATCTTGTACCATATTCAGGATATTTATTTTTTAAAATATAAACACATGTTAAATCTGTTGTATGGTTATGATATTTAAATTTGTTATTAGATAAAGATTTATTTACCCAAGATTTTTTTAACTGTATTTTTTTGTTTATACAAAAAGAAACTTTATTATATAATTTTTTCCAATGATCTTTATTAATATTTCTTGGAATAAGATCACTATAAGTTTGATACAATGGAACTTTTTTACACAAATTTATTTTTAATTCTTTATCACAATCTTTTTTAATTTTTAAAGCATCAGTTTTATTTAAAACATCATGTTCTCTAATAAATTTATTATTGTTTATATTTATAATCATACTTATTTAAAAGGTTTTCCACAAACCCAAACGACTAATGAATACCTAGTTCCTGAAGTTACAGGCAAAACTCTATGCCACATAAATGAAGGAAATATAACCATGCTTCCTCTGGATTTAATTTCTTTTGTTTTATAAAATTTAATTTTTTTAACATCGTTATGGGTTCTAAAATCAAATTCAAACTCTCCTCCTTTATATTTTTTAGGATCAGTTAAAGAAATTGTTACAGAAAGTTTTCTTACTTTTCCATGTTTTTTAATATCCTTAGGACAGTCATAAGGAATTTCACTTGAATCACAATGCCAGCCATAATGTTGATTTTTATTGTAAATAGTAAACTGCATGTTTTCTACATAATCTATATCAAAATTCCAACCTGCTAATTTATTAGCTGTGTTTACATAAAAAAAAACTAATTTAAACAACCATGGTTCATCTAAAAAAACTACATTGGAGTCTCTTAATTTTTTTAATTTTTTACCTTTAACTTTATAATCATATATGCTTCCTTGTTTTTTTTCTTTAGATAAACCTAGTTTAATTATGTCATCACAGACTTTAGGAGATAATTCTTTTTTCCAAAAATAATATTTATTTTTTAAATTCATTTAACTCCATGAATATTGTTGTTATATATAATTCCATCTTGATTCCAAAACACAGGCCAGGTCCAACTTGTTACAGAATATTTAACACCTTTTGTAACAGGTGTTACTAGATGGGGATGTGTAACTTGACTCGGCCATATTAAAGCATGACCCACTGGTATTTTTTTATTATTAAATTTTTGTCTAGGAAGTTTTAATGTTCCTCCTTCAAAATTATTATTTAATTTAACAACCATTGTTATGTGACTTACATCGTTATGCATAGTAAGTTCTTCTTTTTTATTACCATCATATCTTACAATAAATGGATCAAACCAACCTGAAATTTGAGTTCCTATCCATTCTTTTTTTATCATCGGTAAAAGAGTTTTAGAATAATGTAATGTAAAATCTTCAAAAAATTGTTGCCCCGCAAAATATCTAAATTTTAATATATTAAAATACAGTGTAGAATCTTTACTTCTTTCTGAATTTCCTTGATGCCAATAGTCAAATTTATTTTTGTATTTATCTCCAATACTACAAAGTTCTTTACAGAAAGATTCTTTAAATAAAGGTGTAATTAAAATATCATCTTGGTTTTTATATTTAATACCAGCGTCTTTATGTGTGCCTTTTATATAATCTAACATTATTTTAAAAATTTCTTTGGTCTAATTTTATTACCTAACTTCATTATTTTCCAAGCCATATTAACTAAATAATTTTGTGGTCTACATCTATTGTGTGCTTTATTTAATTCATCATTCCACTCAAGTCTTTCTAATTCAAAGTCATCATTAAATTTATTACTTACAAATTTAACATAAAACAAAGGTTGTCCTTCTTTTATTTTAATAGGTTTTACATCGTTTAATATTTCAAAACTAAAATCTACTGGTCTGTGCCAATTATAAATATCAAACGTTCCACTAATTAGTCTAGTATTTTTAACTTCACCATGTAAAAAAGGAGGATAGACTTCTACCCAAACAGGTTCATCTGCAAAAAACATATAAGAAACTAGTAAACTACATAATGCATTATCTTTTCCACCATAGTCATTAAATCTAGGTAAAACCATGTGCTCTACAAATAACTGTTTTTGACTAACCCAAATTTTTTTTTGATCTCTAAAATATTTTATTTCTAAATCAAAAGGAGATCTTACTACAAATAAATTTTTTAAAAATGCTGCATTAGCAGGACATCTAGTAAAAGAAGAAGTGTTATTTTTATAAAAACCTGTTAATTTTTTAGGTTCTTTTATAACTAAATCTAAAAAATCTAATAAATGATGTGGATTTGAATAACTTTTTTTAAATGGTACCCAACCTATTTTAGTCATTACCAATTCCTATTTCTTCTAAAGTTAAAAGATAAAGCATATTTTATATTATTATTTGTAATTCTTTTTGTTTGATGTGTTAGATTTCCACTAAATAATATTATTTTATTTTTTATAATTTTAGTTTTAAAATCTAATTCTGGAAATTCTACATAAGAATTTTTCATTGTATTTAAATATATTATACCGGACAGAGTGGCTTCTCCATGGTCGTGAGGTCTGGTAAAACAATTTTTTTTCATCTTTATACCCCATGAATCAGCTAAATAAGAATTAGGTATTTTAGAATCTAATTTAAAATGATCTAGGCAAAAAGATAATATTTCATTTAAATGAACATTTTTGTCAAAGTAATTCCAAGAAGTCATTTGCCCATGAACATTTGTTCTATGGTTCATATTATCTTTAGAATTTATTCCTAGTTCTATTTCTTTTATAAATGATTTTGTATCTACATTATCTAATATAGATTCATAAAAAAAAATATCTTTTTGAATTTTTTTTTCAACAACAATATTTGTTTGTTTAATTTTGATATCTTTCATAACTCAAAAACAAGTTATATATTTTATATCAATAAAGTCAATAATTATTCGATTGTTAAAGTACCTGTAGAATTAAAAGTAATAAGTGCACTTCCATCTTGAGAAGCAGTTATAGATCCTTCTGGGCTAACTGTAACTAATGGTGCTAAATCAGTAGGACATCTTAATTGTACTTTTCCCGATCCACCAGATCTTCTAGATCCGCCTTGAACAGGACCTCCTCCACCGGCTCCGCCACCTGTATTGGCTTGACCTGCTGTTGCGCTGTTTCCACCACCGCCAGTTCCACCTGAAGATCCTCCACCCATATTTCCAAAACCGCCACCGCCACCGCCAGCAAATGTTTGTGAACTTGGTGAATTAAATGTAGTTGCAGTTCCAGGTCCTCCTGGTCCTCCACCGTTAGAATAGCTTCCTCCGGATCCTTGGTTTCCACCACCGCCACCGCCACCAGCTCCGTAACTTGGACCGTCTAAATTTGCAGGTGTTGTACCCCCATTGGCTCCTTCAGGTGGGGAATAACTTCCTGCATTTCCTGAACCGCCAGCTCCTGGACTAGGTGTATAGGCTCCTGGGCCTCCACCACCGCCGGCTCCGCCGGGTCTTCCTAAAGTTCTATCGTTAGGGCCACCTTGTGCTCCTCCTCCGCCACCGCCTGTTGCGGCAACTTCAAAAGCTGAACCTGTAAATACTGATGAATTATTTCCATCAGCTGAATCTCCTGGAGTTGCAGGCGCTGCGCCTGATCCACCAGCTCCAACTGTAATTGTGTATGTTCCTGATTCTACTTCTTGTTGACCTTGGGGAATTGAAAATTCTCTCATTCCTCCGCCGCCACCGCCGCCACCGTAGTTTCCACCACCAGCTGCGCCACTGGCTATAATTAAATAACCAAAAGGAATTAAATTACCACTTGCACTTCCAGCACCAAATCCTAAGACTTGATAACCAAATGATTTAGTTTTTCTTGATTGTATATTTGTTGTGTTCTTACCTGATGTAAGTTTATTTTTTAAATCTCTCATATCTAAATTCCTTATGCGTCGTTAGCCGCGTCAGTAGTAAAGAATAATTTAATACCTAGAACTCTACATTCTCCTGTAAAAGTATCACTGCCGTCTGCTGCTTTTCTAAATAATTGAAAGTAAGATTGTTCTCCTGCTGCAGGTGAACCCGCAACTGTCATTGCACCACTTTCAGATGTAATTTGTTGATCTTCAACTGTACCAATTCCGGCGTCTGTAACTTCTATTGCTGTTCCGTATGCAACATCGATAGTATCACCATCAGCACAAGCCACTGCTTGTAAACCAAAAATAGCATTTCCTGTGTTTGTAGTAGAAGGTGACCAATAAACTTGATAAGTTAAAGTTCCTTCGTTCCATGACTTAGGCATTCCTATTGTAAATTGTGTAAATTGTTGTGTACTAGCATCAAAATCAAATACATTTAAATCTGGTCTTGTAGCTGTTGTTTCTACTAAAGCTACATCGGCAGGGTTTGTTGTTGGTCCATACATTGCAGGAGCTGGTATCCATATAGTTTCTTTACCAGCAATTTTTATAGCAGATCCACCACCTTGTAAAGTACCTGTTCCTTTTGGAACAAGGTTAAGACTTACGTTAGTTTCACCAGAAGCCGTAATACTAGGTGCATTACCTGTAGCAGCATTTGCTAATGTAATTTCATTAACAGCTGAACCTGTTGCAGTAAGATTAATTAATTCATTTCCACTTGTATCTAAAATGTTAGTACCAATTTTAGGACTTGTTAAAGTTTTGTTTGTTAAAGTTTGTGTTCCTGTAAGAGTTACATCACCATCACCAAAACCTAAAGTATAAATGTCTGGATTAGTTCCATCATTTCCAGTAGCAAATACTGCTTGATCACCTTTATCTGTTGCAGAAAAAGTAAATGTATCTCCTGATCCAGAAGCGTATTTAAATTGTACTGTGTAGGCACCTGATGTTGAATTTCTTAAAAAATAAAATGTTTGTGCATCTAAAGGAATTGTTACAATTTGGTTTCCAGTAATTGAACCTGTAAACTCAATCATTCTGTGAGACATAACAGCACCAGTTGATCCATCAGAAACTGAAAGAGCTGTAGTTTGTGCACCACCTGCTATAGATTGAGCAGAGTATCCACCTGAAATTTGTTCGATTATATTTAAATTGGTGTTAGTTTTTGTTCCCCATGTACCGGCGTTTTCACCAGTTGCCATTAGTTCTACACCGAGAGCCGTATAAGTTGATGCCATAATTTTGTTCTCCTAATTAGTATCTTTTTTTAATTTGTTTTATAGTTAATGTCAATAACATATTATTTAATTACTTGCAGTAACAGTTGTATAATTAGCGGTTTGTGTAGCCGTTATTGTTTCATATCCTAAAGGAGCTACTCCAATAGGAGATACACTAGCAGTTGCTGAAACTCCTGTCAATCCCATAACATCTGAAGGCACTAAAGCACCTGTTGAAGAAGTTGCTGAAACTCCTGATAATCCCATAACATCTGCAGGTGTTAAAGCACCTGTTGAAGAAGTCATAGAAAGTCCTGTTATATTTACAACAGGGTTTGAAGCAATTGTTATTGAACCAACAGTTGATGTTAAACCTAATCCTGTTAATCCCATAACATCTGCTGGTGCTAAAGCACCTGCTGAAGATGTTGTAGATAAACCGGTTAATGCTACGTTGATACTAAAATCTATATTTACAGATCCAACTGTTGATGTTGAACTTTGACCTGCTGGAGTTAATATAAGATCAGATATTGCTGTAGGACTTCCAACTGTTGATGTAGAGCTTAGTCCTGTTAATCCCATTACGTCGGCAACTTCTAAATAATATTCTCCACCCCAACCAGTTGTTGCAGATCCCCAAGTTTGTTTACCCCAACTTACATCTTCTCCAATACCTGTAGTTGCTTCAACACCAGTTAATGCAACTGTTATTCCAGAAGATCCCCAGTTTTCAACACCCCAACCATCAGAACCCCAGCCTGTATTTATTTCTGTAGTAACCGTAAGTGAACCTGTTGATGAAGTAGAAGAAACTCCGGTAAGTGTTAAAGTTATATCATTAAGTTCTCCCCACTCACCATCATTCCATGCTTGTGCACCCCAACCTAAAGAAAATTCTTCTTCAATTCCCCAAAGATTTGCACTCCAGTTTCCTGCTCCCCAAAAATCAGAGTTAGGTGTGTTTGCTTGTCCACCCATTCCTGAGTGATATTGACAATAATAATATAAAGTTGGTGCAGAAGCTGCTACTTCAATTTGTACATATGCTCCAGATTGCCCGGTTGTCCCGCTTGTAGTTACACCGGTAGTATATTCGCTTCCGCCTGAGTGTGTTCCACCACTGGTTGTTGAAAATTTAAAAGGGTGAGAACCCATTGAACTATCAGAAACATCAAATCTAAAAGTTCCACCTTCAACTAATTCTAAAGTAGGTTGTTGTACCCCGTCAATAAAATATTTATTACCACCACCGGTGCTAACTACTGTTACTGTGAATGTTCGGGTTACCGACATAAGGATTTCCTCCCTATGCTATACGAAGTATTGCGTTAGATGCGTCTGCTGCTGGAAATTGAATTGTAAAAGTTCCACTAGTTACAGTTTTATCTGAACCAAATGCGATAGCACAAACTGCTGGATCACCTGTTGCTGAATCATTAAAAATTAAACAACCATTAGCTGTGAATGAAGCAGAAGTAAAACTTATATCTGCAAAATCACAACATGCTGTATCACCTGATAAAGCAGGAGTTACGTTTGTAAGTGCTTTTCCTTTTGCTGTGTAAGCTGAACCTGATGTGTTAGTAATTTCGTTTGATGTTGTATAAGCTGTTGTTGATTTATTTAAAGTTGCTGAACTTGTGTATAAAGCTAAGTTAAAAGTATTTGCACTTTCCGTAAAATTGTGAACTGCTTTTAAAACTTCTGTTTTAAAACTGTTACATACTGCTGATGTTATTGCCATAATTTTTTATCTCCTAGTTATTGAGGCGCTGACTCGATTGGTATTCTTATGGTACCATCCGTGTAATCGTCTCGTCTTCTTCTTCCAAGTTGCATCGCTGCAAACTTTTGTACTTCTTGTTTATACTTTCCGTCGTATAATGTCAACATGTCTGTTGGACCTTTTAAAAATCCATAAGCTTCAACTAAACAAGCATATAACAGACCTTGAGGAAAATACAAACTAATATAATTTGTTTGATTACCAGCCTCCAGTGTAGCTGGCATTTTATTATAATATATTCTAAATATGTAATTAACGTCTGGAGTAGGAGCTAAATAGATAGATCCTGATGTTGTATCAGATAATCCTGTTGCTCCTCCAAACATAGAGTAATATTTAGGTTTTCCAGTAACATCTGCTCCTGATGTAGTTGATCCTTCTGGACCCGTTAATCTTCCTACAAACTCACTTAAAAATGTTTGATCACGTTTTTCTAACCATGTGCCTTGTTCAGTAGAATTTGCAGCATTAAATACTTCTACACCTCTTACAAATAAAGTTCCTGCTGGAACTCTGATGTTATTTACATCGGCTGCCATTGTACCTTGATCCACGAATCTGTCTGAATCTATGGGAAGATCCATCATAATTCTTTGTTGAGCGTTTAAAATAAAATTTTCTAAAACATCAGTTGTAAAAACGTTAGCATCTACTTCTGTGTAGTTTCTTATTTGTGTAACTAATGTGTTATAACTAATTCCTGACATAGTTAAGCTCTATCATTTAACGGTCCAATTGTACATTGAAAACCGCCCCCTGTTTCTGTGCTTGGCGCATTAGATATTAAAGAAAAAGTTATAGAATTAAATTGTTGTTCTGTTGCTTGTGTTCCGTTTGGTAATGTAGGACCAACAACTACAGTAGTTGCAACTGCTGTTGCAGCATAACATCCAAAAACGTTAGCTCCTATAGGATGAGTTCCTGCTGTTGTAGCAGGAGGTGTAAGACCTCTAAAAGGAGCAGATGTTCCTCTAGTACAACCTGTGAAACTGTCTCCAGCTTTTCCAGTATATTCTATTACTTCATTTTGATATGTTCCAACTTTTAAAGGATCAGTTGTGTCATCAGCGGTTAATATTTTTTCTATCATAATAAAACCAGTGGTTGGAAAATGTGATCCTGTTTGTACAGTAATTGTTCCATCAGTAGCTGTAGCAGCTGTATCTAAAGTTGTTGTTAATTCTAATGCAGGACCTGCAGCACCAGTAAGAACAGGTACTCCTCCTACTGGAGATTTTACATCTTGAAATCTTACAAAAGTTGTGCCTTCGTTAATTTGATTAGCAGGATAAGAAACACTAACAACAGCACTAGCGGCTGTAGTTGTAAAAGGATTGTTGGGTAAAATATCTTGTACTGGAAACTCAACTCTTGCTGGTCTTGCATGCATTAAACCTTGTGGATCTGCACCTACTGGATGTGGTTCTAATTGTGGTTGCTTAGCTTCAAATTCAGATTGATGTACCCATGCACCAGTCCACTCTTTTACCATTTCTCTATATGGAAAAGCTGCTCCAGATCTATCTGATATTGCTAATGCTCTACTACCTTTTGCGAATCTAGCCATTATACATTTGGATAGTATGTCTTCGGAGTAATAAATGTGCTAGCTGGAGAACCATCTTCAGATAGTGCTCTTGCTAATTCATCCTCGTACAACAACTTCATCTCCTGTGTTCGTTGTGGTGTAAACTTCATAGATAAGTAATATGATAATCCTGAAATCATGCATGGTACAAATCTAAAAGGTGTATCACTTGCGTTACTATAAGCTCCTACATCTTGAATTCGTCTTACATAATAAACATTTAAAAAATTTGATGCAGCAGTTGAGTTAGGTAAAGGATAAATAGTTAGTGTAACTTTATCTATAAATCTTTGTACCCAAAATTGTGAAGGTGTTCCATTAGATGCTTTATTTGCTGTTGCAGCATACGCATCTCTTGCAACTTTTGTTAATCCTGTGTCTGATTGATTTGTTGTATTATAGTTTTGTCTATAAGATACATTTAAAATATCTGATATACCAAAAACATTTGTTGTTGGCACTGTTGTTGCTTGTGGTGAAGCCGCAGCTGCTGCTGCGCTATCTACAGAATTTCTATAAAAAGTATAAACGCCAGCACCTTCATCAGTTGCATCAACATTAGTTGTTGCACCTGCCACTAAATTAATATTAGTATTTCCTACTTCCCAAAAATGTATTCCTCTATTACCCCATTCTTGAAAAAGAATGTTTAATGATCTTCGTGCAGTTTTAATTTGATGACCAGCTGTACCTACTAAACCTAAACGTTCGTATGCATCTGCAATAATTTCATCAATAGAAAAGTCTTGATCAAAACTATAAGACTGTGAAGTAGTGTTAGCCATTGCTACCTACCCGTCAAAATATACGGTTAATCCTGTGTTAGCACCAACCATAATGTTAGTGTTAGTTCCTAAAAATGCTCCGTTTGGACATAAAATTCCATTGTGTGGAACATGCGGTTGGTAACTTCCTGCCGCTGCTATAGTTTGCATTTCAACTGTTCCAGCTGTAGATACACTAGATATTTCTAGATTACCTGCTACTGCAACTCCTGTAAAACCTCTTACTCTTGTTCTACCAGTAAAAATAGGTGCTGAAAAAACAGCTACTGTTCCCATAGAAATATCTACACTAGCTGCTCCATTACCTGTAACTTTAGTTAACGTTCTATAAAATAGAGTTGAAACAACACTTGCTCCACCTGCTGGACCTGTA